TTAATTGGTTGGATTTTGATTCTAATCAAACTATTTAACTAAGTAGGTTGAGAGGCTTGTCCTCTCTTCCCATTACCATTATAAAACCACTTTTCAAAGAAAACAATGAAAAAAATAATTTTAAAAGCTGTCGAATTGATTGGACTTATTGCAGTATTAGTATTCTTGATTTCAAAATTATTCTAAGGGAGGTATAACCGTGTCAACTGAAGCACAGAAGAAAGCTAGCGCAAACTATGCTAAGAAGATGACGAAATGTGTCAATCTTGCATTCAATAAGAAAACAGATGCAGACATTCTAGAAAAACTTGATCATGTCGAATCTAAAATGGGTTACATTAAAAAACTTATAAGAGATGATATTGAGAAAGCAAAAAAGGACCAGAGCAATTAAGCCCTGGTCTTTTCTTATGAATATAAATTGTTGTGTAGTCGAGATTTAGTCGAAATTAAGTCGAAATTAAGTCGAAATTTAGCTTGTTACATCTTAGTCCCTTTAAGAAGCCAATCCCAAGTATTTTTCCCAACAATTCCGTCTTGTGTTAATCTTCTATTCTTCTGGAATACTTTAACGGCTCTTTCTGTGCCAGTGCCAAAAATTCCATCTGTTGATAATTTAAAACCAACACTGTTCAATCTTTCTTGAATTAACTTTGTAATATTGCCTTTTGCTCCTCTTTTAACAGTGACGCATGCGGCTAAAGTCTTTGGCCCTCTTAAGCCATCAACTGCTAAACCTTTGTGATACTGCGCATTTAGTTCACTTTGTAATCTAGCAACCCAACCATCATAATTTGATTTAACTGCATTGTTGGTTGTTGGCTTAGATGTTGAAGTATGCACAGTATTAGTTACTGGAGCACCAGTTAAACGACTTTTAAATGCATTCCAATTTGTGTCATTTAATAGCCCATTACAGTTAGGACATGCTTTGCCATTTACGTCATAATGTCTGATAACACGATCAATTGAGATATTGTATTTCTTCATTAACATCTTGCCTAGTTCAATTGCATTTTCAAGTGTTTTGTCTGTAATCTCAACAACTCCATTTTTATTGCAGTCACACATCTCGATACTAATTGAATTTGAATTAGTACATACTTTATATAAAGGATGGTGGCTAGACTGACATTTTCCACCCACAGAATACGCAATATAATTGTCTGGTACTGACTGTGTTACGCTGTCATCATCAACAAAGTAATGTGCTGAGGCTTTTACAATGTGATTGTGAAAATGCTTGCCGTTTCCTTCGTCAGAATCACCGTCGTTTCCAGTGTAGTGATAAACTAAGTACTTAATAGTGTTCAATGCTCTAACACCGCCGTAATTCTGCTTGTTTGCAATATTGGTTTTAAAAATATAACTCATATAATTATTCCTCCTCAAAAAGTGTGTCAATTCCGTAGTCAGATGCGCACATGTACTCTATTCTGCATCCTCTTGCTTTTCTCCATCCATGAGCAAAATAAGCAATATCTGCTTCTGACAACAATTGTATAGATCTGCCTAAATTAAAAAGAGGCTTGAGGCCTCCTTCTAAATAAAAGCTATTTATAATATCTACATTTCCAAATAACTGCTTGATTCTTTGTTCAATATTTAATCTGGTTCTTTTTATTTCATCTTCTGATAAGCCGTTCATAGGCTGAGATATAAAGATTTTCATTGCCGCTATTTATCCTCTTTATTAATAGCCTGTTCAGCTACCTCTAATCCTTTAGTAAGCACCACGGGTACATTATCCCCAGCTTCAACAAAATTTTCGATAATGCTTCTTAATTCATTGATAATAAGTGATGCTAAAGTAAACCACCCAATATAGGCAGTAACCGCCAAGTCAATGCCTATAGTCTTTCCAATTTCAATGAAGATAGCAGAAGCCAAGAATGCAACTAAAACCATTAACCAGTAGCCTAGTTTCTTCCAGACACCCTTAACTCCCTTTGCACTGTTGTCTTTGCCTGTCAGTCTAGATTTTCTAACTCCTGTAATATAATCTATGATATTTAATGTTAAAAAGCCTACGAATAAAAACCAATGTGTGCCTAATGCAGCAGTTAACACTGCTACAATAGTGCCCCCTACTGCATTAAGAGTGTCCATATATTTCAATGATGTGTCGTATAATTTCATTTTATTACCTCTTTATTTACATATTTTCTGCAATGATCCATGCATCTAGCTGTATCTGAGTGATGTTCGAATAACTCTGATAATTGTTGTGCGCAGAGTTACACTGCTTGATCTGCATATATAGCTCATTGCTGTTGTTTACATTGAATTTGACAGGAACGTCGAAGAATCCACCGTTAGCCTTTATGATTGCATTGGCATCCGTATGCCCCATATTAGGGGCTCTCCAAGGAAAAGCATCACCAATACGAGGACTATACAATTTAAATCCATTTGCTCCGTTAGAATTGAGATTCTTGGCCGATGAATCAAACATAATTCTATAGATATTAATATCACCTAGGCACTGTCCGTACATAGTTCCTGTAAATGTGCCACCATTTAAACTAATACTTAGTTGTCTCTTATCCATTGCACTGCTGCCTGTTCCTAGAATATACCCCTTTAGATACTCGGCAATGTTTTCTAGCCCCCAATCATTCGGATGGATTCCATCCGAACTCATCATATTTTCAAAAGACAGGATGTTTTCGGCACCCGGTACTAACATAAAAGGCTGATTTGTATAGCACGCTTTTGATGTGTATGCAGGCATCAATTTATATCTTAATTTAAACTGATTATTCCTATCTTTAAATGCAACCCCAAAAGGCGCAAAGTGAACAACTGCATTTGGATATGTACTCTGTACATATGAAATCAATGTATCGATATTGGATTTAACAGTATCGGTCTTATCACTATAAGCCAGTTCATTATAGCCACCACCAATCAGTACATCTGTTACCATCTTCTTATTACCCACCTGAGACTCCACACCTTTGAGAAGTGTCAGAAAACTATTAGAAGAATTAGAAAAGGATGCACCACCTTTATGATTGATATAGATGTTGGCTGCAGAGAAGTGGCAATTCACTAACTTATTCTTAAGTCTGTCGCACCAACCTGTGGCATTTCCATCAGGAGTATAACCATCTCCATAACTGTCACCAATGAAAATCAGTTTTCTTTTGCTTCTGTTTTCTAGATTCATCTTAGTTCCTACCACCCTTTTCCCATCTCCCGAATAGGCAATCAGCCCTTCTTCAATATTATCATCAGTTACTGTACTGTCTGATATATCAATCAATGTCTTTCCGTTATATATGACCTTGTTGATGCTCATATAAACACTCCTATGCGATTGTTACTGTAGTTCCGCCGGCAGAGTTTTCACTCTCAGCATATGGAATCGGATTAACAGTAACCTGTGATAAATAGTTGTATCCCGTATCAGGCATGATTGTCTGTGTAGCGGTGCTTGGTGTCACTGTCTTCTGCTGAGGTTTAGCACCTTCTGTGCCCGACATAGTACCTTTGACACCTAGGACTGTTACTCCATCACGAATATTCGTAGGAATAAGTTTAGCCTGTTCAGCAGTTGCAATCTGAACTTTTCCAGACCCATCGTGGAACCCCTGTGGAATCGTGTACGTCTGAGTCTTTGTTGTGATATTTCCAGTAACGGACCCATTGTTCTTCATAGTACCGGTTAACTTAGTGCCTCTTGCATACGCAGTCTTTCCAGCTAGCATTTCAGCAACTGCTACAGTCGCATCACTTGAATCTACATCAAACGTACAAGTACCAGTGACTGTAGCACCTGTCTTATCATGAAATGTTAGATCCTTCAACACTTTGTCCGCGGTCGCAGTGTCACCTGTCAAATCAATTAATGTCTTGCCACCATAAACTACCTTATTAATATGTTTAGTTTCTGCCATGTTATAATTCCTTTCCTATATAAACTGTATTTCCACCTTCATCGTTTGATGTCTCGAAGAAGGGGATTGCGCTAATAACCACATCTTTTTTCATTAGCTTATCTTTAGTATCTAGTTGTTGTTGTTTGATTGCTGGAACAACCTCATACTCTCCTAAATAAGCATCATAACTTTTGTCAACTTCAAAAAAATCATCATAATGGAATTTAAAGCCGTTTTCCATATCATGAACTTTAAATTTAAAAGATGCGTCATTAGTATGAAATTTTAACCTGAATCGAATATCATTAGACCTAAATTGCACATCAGATCACTCCATCTTTTAAAATCTTATCAACATATATTTTAATGATATCTGATGCGATAGCTTCACCATCTCTTGTAATTCCTCTCACCTGTGCTTCTGCCTGTAGATTCTCTTTTAATTTAAGAGTTTCTTCCTGTGTAAGGTGTATTTTTATCTGTCTTCCTTCAAGCCCTTCACATTCAATTTTTTTATTGAGCATAATTCGCTCGTTTTGAGCAATCGTGAAATAAGCGTAAGAAAGTGTAGATATATCAAAAGGAAACTCACATGTTATTGTTGGTGATGTACCTCTAATCATATGCATCACCTCCTATCTGAGCATCATGTGGCTACCTGAAAGCCATGTTCCTTTAGGAACGGTGCAAGTCTTCATAGAGAATACACAGAAACCATTCTTGTTTCTGGAATATTTAAACCAGATTGGATAATCTGGACTAACAGAAATATCAAACATGAAAACTGTATGTGTTTTAAGAACATTTTTCATTGTAGAATCGTTTCCGAATTTTTCTCCATCAACTGCGGCCGTCATATGCCAGTCATTTGATAGATTTCCATACCAGTAGAATTCCACAATAGTGTCATTCCATTTAGCCTCTAACGTAATACCATTCTTGACATCGAGAACATCATGCCCATAGAATTTTGTTCCGCTTTCTTGTGTATTTACCTTATTAATAAGTTCTCTCATACTCATATATTCCTGACATTTACGCTCAACAGATGTGATATTTAAGCCATCTAGATGCACCGCATATAATACTAAGTCTCTTGTACCTATACCGCTGTATATGTCGGTCTGATTGTATGATGGTTCTGCTCCACCTGCTGGGCCTTTAATGACTGTAAGAGTATGTGTCTCTTTTGTGCCTGTGGTTGTAAACCTTGCTACAATCAAGTCAGTACGTTTCACACCGCTCGAACCGTTTTCAATACGTACTGTTTCACTGCCAACGATTCTCATGAATCTGCCGTAATTGCATAATATACCGTCATTAATCTTGATTTCATTGTTGGAAACAATTTCAGCCGTCATTCTGCTTCCGGCATGAAGGATTCCATTGAAATCATACAGTGCTAGATACATATAGCCATGTAGTTCGGCACTGACTTCAGCATCTGTAATATTAATGTTCTTTATCACTTCGCATCACCTACCTTATAAGAAATTGAAAGATCATCATCACTAATCTTGATTATTTTTTGAGTTATAGGCTCTTTAAAAGATATGCCTGTTATATTTTCTTTTGCTCTGACAATGTCAAAGAGTTCTGCATCATCAGCATCAAAAGAGATTTCCAGCGTATCGCTCTCGTTTGCTTCTGCTACCTTCTCGGTCGCATTCTTGATTAATTCATCACGTTTTTCAACATTTACATCCTCATGTTTGTATGTCTTCCTGCTGAGCCCTGTATAAGTCTCATTGGATTCTGACCATGAGCCGTCTGACTGCAAGTATAGATTGATTCTTAATCTATCCAACAATTCACCTTTACCAAGACATAAGATGTGATTATACGGCTTAGATTTCGTTTTGACGGTCATATCTATCTGATAGTCATTGTCATACTGTAAGGTGTCGCTCAAATCATTTATTTTTTCAGCATATAGATGGATTTTCCCATCAACACGATGCCTAATGCACAATCTCGCATTACTAGCGCCTAACGCTTTCTCTAAGGCTTGTAAAAGATTTATATCTCTTACATCATATTTAACGTTGATATTGCTAGCGCCTATGTTATCGACTACAAAGAGATTGCTGAACCTACCATCAATCAACACATTGATGCATGTGTTAGCTTCACCATTTAAAGTTAAATATGCACTTCCTGCTGGTGGCTGTACATATTCCTTTTCTAGCAGTCCTCGAAATGTAGGACCTATCAAAGTGATAGTGTTATCTGACGTATTAATCTTCAATCTCTGGATTACTCCACCAATTTCAGTGTTCTCCTTATAGAAAAGAGACCCCACAGTAAACAAAGGGTCTCTATCTTCCAAGGATAATGTCAATTCAAAATCGTTCTTACTTACATCATACTTTCCTATCTCAATGTCAGCATCGAAATGAGTGAGGTATCCTAATTCGTTGTAGTTACTATCTGTATAGATATATTCTAATCCCATCTAGGCTCACCTCTTCTTTCAATCAAGACTATGTCAACCTTCTCAACACCTACAGTTGTAATGTCAAATGAGCCTTGAGGTATCTTCTTAAAAGCATCATATGACTTGTTACGGCTGTTGAATATATTGGACTGCACACCATTAGAAGAATACTTTGTAATAGTCTTCTTGAATGTGTCAATCTCTGCATATTCTTCATTATTTAAAGTCACGTATAACTGATAAGTGTTGTCACTGATATTGATGATAGGATTCGTACATCTTCCATAGATTCGCATAATCATGTCCGTATCAGTAAATGAATTATTTACAACATTTACTGTTTTTGGGACTGAATACGTAAAAGGATATGTGAAAGGATATTTAGTGACTGTTCTCGAACTGCTGGAAGTGAAGTCAGCGGTGTAGGTTGTCTCTTTAATCCAATAAGAGTCGTCTGTAGTGATTTCAACACTTAAATATAAGAGTCTCTTATCAATTAGATATTTACTTTTAGTGGACTTGATAGCATAGCAATAATATTTATAACCGTTTATTTCGAAATATCCTTTTTCTTTTTTAAGTATGTCTATTTCAAAATGCTCATAAAATTGGTTTTTAATCTCATTGGCTTTCTGCTGATCAACAAGGAAAACAAAAGGAATTGTCTTAGTGACAACCCCTTTATAAAATCCTGTAATCCTATTGTTATTCGTTTTAACGCTCCACTCAAAATCACGTAAATCACTATAATTCGCAAAGATACCAAGAGAAGTAAAGTCTAGTGTTTCATTGTTTGAATTTGTATGTTTAATTTTATCCAGCATATTTTCTCACAATCCTTCCTACTTCTCTGCCATCTAACATAACAACGAAAGAGCCATCATTTAAAGCTTTTACGATAATATCGTGCATTCTATCTTCGTCAGATAATAAAGCGATGATTCTATGCAATGCGTCTAGGATTTCATCAGCCCTATTGTTAGATGCCTGATTAATCATCTTCATTAATGTATCTCTTCCAGCCACAACTTCCGCTCCTGCTTCTCCAGCGCCAAGCATCTGACCATTTGACATTCCAAAAATAGTTGGAGCATCCAAGATCATTGGATTGTCCATTGCCTGAGCGTACCATTTAATGCCTAGTGATGGGATTTTCCCTTTTAATAAATCCCCAACGTTCCAGCCGTTAGGTTTGATATTAAAATGAGGTAACGGAATATGAGGCCATGAGATTTTAAAATTAAAGAATCCTTTAATTTTGCTTATGATGGCTTTCACAAAATTAGCAGCAGCACTCATTGGTGACATGATAGCGTTCTTTATGCTGTTCCAAACACTTGAGGCATGTGACTTAATAAAGTTAAAGCCTACTCTAACACCATTCTGCAACTCTCCTATGATTGCTAAAACCTTAGTCTTAGCGCTAAAAATAGGACTTTGAATTACATTCTTGATGTTGTTGAAAATGCTTGATACATGACTTTTTAGACTGTTAAATAGGTTCTTTGTCGTGTTGACAAGCGAGCCACCCATACCACTGATACCTTTAGCGATTCCACTAATAAGGCCTTTTCCTAAGTTCCACCAATTTATTGCATTCCATACTGCAAAAATGGCATAGATAATTTTAGGGATATTTGCGATTAATGAAGGAATTGCCATTACTAATCCTTTAATGATTTCCGCAATAATCTTAATTCCCCACACAAAAATAGTCTGAGCACTGTTAGAAAATGCATCTGCTAGGTTCGCTATGATAGTAGGCACTTTAGATATTAATGTAGGAAGTGAACTCATTAACCCTTGAACTAAAGAAAAGATTAATTTCATTCCGACACCTACTAAGATGGGAAGATTAGTTAATATCATCTGTGATAGCTGAATTAGAATATCAAGAAATCTCGACAAGAACGAAGGCATATTTGAAGATATAGAACTTCCTAAACTGTCTATTATTTTCGCACCTATCTGAATAATAATAGGAAGACTATTTATAATAGCGTTAATAAGCGCCGTTATCATCTCTATTCCTTTTGCAGCTATTGAAGGCTTCCCACTGTCAATAGATTTTAGGAAACCATCTACTATATTCGCATTTCCTTTCAAGAATTGAGGAATCTTATTGAATATATCTGTTAATTCTGAAAAAATCGGTTCCAATATTCCTGGGAGCGCACCGATTAGCCCAGCCACTAAATTGATAGCTGCAAGGATTAATGATGGTGCTAAATCAATAATCGTATTCATCAACTGTGGAGTTATCTGTATTAGTGCATTAGGTAGTGCATTAAATACTTCCTTGATTTTTGGAGTCACGTTTTTAGCGAGAGTTCCTAAGCTGGTAGTAAATTCACTAATAAGCGGTCCGACTGCCTGTTTAGGGTCTGCTAGACCTGTTAAAAGGTTATCCCATGACGCTTTAGTCATCTTCATAGCACCGTCGATGGTTTTCATCGCTTCTTCGCCAGTAGTACCAGTTATTCCGAGTTTGCCTTGAATAGCGTTAATTGCTTTGTATACATCACTTAAATTATTAATATCATAATGTATACCTGTCAGTTTTTCAGCGTCTTGTAAAAGTCGCTCCATTTCTGACTTAGTACCGCCGTACCCTAATTTTAAGTTCCTTTATATTCACATAAGGTCGTTAATCTTACATCGTTCTCTTATGAACTGCTTTATATCACTATAAAGAGTAGACTATCTCTTGAACGATATAATCGTTCCCTCGCACTTCCAATCACTTGATTGTACTCTACTCACTTTCATAACATTTATTATGTGCTTTCGATAGTCGTTACACCTTACTATTTCTAGTCTTGGCACGGTATTGTCTTTTCTAAGAGTTCCACCGTTTTCACGAGGTTTTAGTTGAACTATTTTGTTAATCCAACATTGTGTAGTTCTGCTTTGAGAACCCCTGATAAGCGTTTTGGATATCTTCCATGTTGGTACCCATCTTATTCGCATTATCAGCCATATCAATAACAGCCATATTAGCAACCTTAGCCGCTTCTGTCTCATTGGCTGTTGATTGCTTTAATGCTGCAGCAAAAGAAGTAATGGTGTTCATATAATCATTCGCACTCATTCCAGCTGTCTTATATGCAATTTTCGCATTATTCATGACTTCTGTCTGCGCCTGTATTAACTGATCATATTTTCCTTTCGCTTGTCCGACAGTCTCGCCGATTGATTTAGCGTACTTCTTTAGGCTCATGCCCTGAGCACCAAATAAGGTTTCGACACCACCAGCTAACTGCTCATACTCCGAATAAGAAGATACAGCGAACTTAGTAATAGTACCTATTGCAGCACCTGCTGCAGCAACTCCCTTAACTGCTAATTTTCCAATCTTAGGAGCGAGTTCTCCTATTTTGCTAACGTGCTTTTCTAGTTTGCTAGATTCTTCTTTTGCTGTGTTAGTAGTGTCTTTTAAATCTTTCTTTGTCTTATCAACGCCTTTCAGTCCGATAATACCAAAGAGTTTAAATAATTCTAACATTTATTTCCCCCTCTCTTTTTTCTTAAAGATTAGGATTAAAATTGTTAAGAATTTCATAGGAGTCATTTATAGTTGTTTCCATCTCTTCATCTGTCATTGTTTCAGATGTTTCAATTCCTGTATTTTTCTTCCACTTAGCCATCATTTCGTTCTTAAAGTCAGTGTATGACTTATCATATACTTTTGATTTCCAAATGTCGTATAACTTCTCGTCTGACACATTGTCAGCAAGCTCCAAAATGAACTCTGAAAAATTAGAAAAAGAGATCATGTTATCAATCAACTCCATGGGGTTCGAATATCTCTTATAAACCAAATCCATGAAGCCGACTTCTCCTATTTCAGCAATCCAGAAACAACCTTGTAAAAATCTTTGAATTCATCTTTTTGAAAGATTTCAATAATCATCTGTGCAAGTTCTGCAAGTGATAAGCATTCAACCTGTTTTCTATTTAGATTACTTACAGCTGATAAGAATTCAAAAACTTCATTTTCACACTTTCCGATGTTTTCAAAAATAACCGCACAGCAAGAAAGAATGATATTGAAACCAACTTTTTCAGTTAGTTCCTCTTTTGATAGTCCTTCCTTATTTTCTGCTAGTTTAGCAATCTCGTTTGCATTAAAGCATTTTTTGAATTCCATAATGCCAAACTTATTAATTAGTTTAATGATTAAAAATGCATCTGTTGCTTTTAGTTTTCTTAATTTATATTCCATAAATAACTCCTTTCAATTCTTAATTTAGTTATGCAGCTACGGCGCTAGGGTAATAGATGTGATAAGGTAGTACATTCTTATCAGCCTGTTCTAATTCCGCATAGCATTCAAATTCTGCTTCAGGTACTACCATCTTTTTATTTTCGCCTTCAACAGAAAGTCCTGATGTGCATAGTGCCTTATCAAAAATAACAATGATTGGAGTTCCATCAATCTTCTTTCCAACATACGCTAGATTTTCGTAATAGTCACCTGTCTCAATCTGTGGCTTAGACACTAATTCTGTATATCCTGTTGCCGTGCTGTTTTCCGCTTCTTTAGCAAAGATAGACTTTTTGATAAAATCAGGAGTGATTTCTGCCATTTTAAATTTCATCTTGGCGCTTTCTCCCACTTTTAGAGTGCCACCAACGAATTTGACTGTTGCTCCATCAATATCTAAGTCTAATAGTTCAGGAGTAAAACTTACTGAACCACCGCCTGATGTAGCACAAAATAATGATTCTAAAGTTCCATTTACCACCATCATATTTCAAGCCTTTATGAATAGTTCCAGCACCTAACATAATGTTTTCAGGTGTTTTGGCTGTAATCCCACTTGAAGGAATGATTTCATTCGCCATATATTTATACCTCCCATTCCTGAATAGTTAAATTAATCTGTATTTTCTGCAATTCTATATCGTCTACACGAATCGGCATTGAATAGTCATAATGTACTGCTATGCCTGTTCCGCTCGGTAAGATGGCTCTCTTATCCTTGAGAGCCTTTTTAATAATTTCCTTTTGCTTTTCTAGTTCTAAATAACTGCCTCTTGTTACACCTGTAAGAATAAAGGTGGTTTCCTGATAATTGGTCTCTGCACTGTATTCACTTTCTAAGTACTCGCCAACCCAGTAAGGATATTCGACCTTATCGGTCTTGTAATAAAGAAAATGATAGTTCACAAGTGGTTTTAAAATGCTAGAGATAAAATTCAAGCCCTCTGTTGTCATTTTCCAATATCTCCAAAGATTTCCTCGGCTCTTGCTTGAATCTTCTTCTTAGAGGAGTTCTTGGCTTTCTCGAGTGCTCTAGATGGTGCTTTTCCTGTAGTGGTAACCCATCCGTATTTAGGATGCTTATACTTCCATTTGGTTTTACGACCATTTCCTTTAAGAGCATACTCACCTGTTCCGAACTCTTCCCATATAGCATTTTCTTCTGCTGATCCAACAATACCAATCATATTGTCAGCGTCTACTACATGCTCCCACGAGTTTTTTAACTGACCAGTATCAACTCTAGTATTTCTTTTAACTTGCGACTCAAGTTCTCCGCTCGCTTCTTCAAGAAACTTCAAAGCTGCATTCTCAATTTCGTCGATTATAAACATTGAGTTATCTTCAAACTGTACGCTCATCTTGTGCTCCTTTGTACTGTAGATATATCTCTAAGTGTTGATGTAAATTCATAGGATCATCAATGAGAGTTACATCATAGACTTCACCATTTACAATCAGTCTTGAGTTATCAGCCTTATAGCCTTTTAAGTCCTTATAATCACAGATGAAGATATGAGTTGATTCCTGTACCTTTGCGTTAAAGTTAGTGTAATGGCTATCACCGCTTGATAGATCTAAGAAGCCAAACAAAGAGATTGATTCCGCATAATCCTCAATAGGCTCACCAATATCGTTGAAAGAATAGATGCACTTTTGAAGAACTGCTGTAATGTTTCCACCTATCATACTTAGAATCTCGCTTTCATATAAGGCTTTAGAAAACCTGTGAGAGACTTTGGATAGCCAAGAGAGGAATTATCCCCATCCATGTTAAAGTAGGTCACAGAGTGTCTAGAAATTGTTTCTGACTGTACTCCGACCTTGCTTCTATTCTCTTTATCCCATTTCATGAGGTTGATAACCCCCATTTTAATGTCGGCAGGATATTCAACTTTGGTACATAAGACACGAGCCTCATTATTGACAGGCTTGTCAACCACAAAGTCATGCTCATTTGCTTCTGTCACAGTATATAAAGCATCATTAAAGGATGAATTAGATACCTGTACAGTGTCACCAACCTTAAAAAATTGAGGACCATTAAAAGAAAAACGACCGTCTGAAATATTGGCGGTCGTTCTAAAATTGCGCATCTGGAAATTATTATTAGTGTATTTTCTAATCATCAACTCTAAGGCTTCTAATTTCATCTTGATGATTCCATCAGATTCATCTGTATCATTCAAAAGCCTGAACTCTTCAATTGTCATGATCATAGAAAATCACCTCTTTTCTTATTTTTTGAATTTAGCCAGTAAAACCTTTGCTTCATTTGTAACTGCAACTCCATAATATTTAGTAGCAGTAATGTCGTGTTTCTGTTTTTTTGGGAACCATTCATGATCTACCTGAGTGTCTTTCTTTAAGAAAATTGTTAATGCTGGTAGCTCTTCTTCTGTGTATTCAGTTTCTGCTGAGTCAGGTTCCATTTTTAATAAAAGATCTAAATAATACTTATCTTTCGCATCAAGTGCGTTTACTTTATCGCCAATCTTCAGAACATCTTTACAACCTTTTTGTACAGTCTTTAAGTGCTTTGCGGTTGCTGACTCTGCTGTTCCATCTTCTACAATAGTAATTGTTCCATCATCCGCTTTTTCATATTCAATGTATTTAATCTTTTTAGACTTCTTGACCCAGCAATCTCCAATTTTTCCGACAGCACCTTTTACTAACACAGACTGGCCGAATTTATCTGCTGACTTAAAATCTTCATCTTTCATTAAAGTTGAATGCTGTAAAGGATGAATAAATAATACTTTTTCAATACCGTCTTCTTCATCTTCAAAGATAGCGTCCGCATCTACAATGCCGTTGTATGAGATAGCCGCTAGTGTAGATGGACTGTAAATGTTCTTAGTAGTATATCCTGCATCAACTAAGTCATTATCAACTTTGCCCATGATTGCTTTCGCTAACTGTGTTTCAGCCTGTCCGATTGGATTTCCTAATCCTGAGTTGATAACTGTCTGTAGAATTCCAACTGATTTAGCAGCACATTTAATTGTGAATGTATTGCTAGTAGCTGATAGATTTGTTGTCTTGATTTCGCTATCTGTTTTTGATGCTTCTTCAACATCAAAGTCTTCTGCATCTCCAATATACTTCCATGATGGTACTGTCTTGGTATCGCCCGCTGTACCTTCTAAGGTAGTATCAACTTTCGCATAAGGTGTTAATTTAGCTAATGCATCAATTTTCGCTTCAATCATATCTCCCATAACTTGAGGATTGATTACGTCTTTCATTGTTGTAACTGTTGGCATATTTTTTTATCTCCTTTTACTTTTTTTATTTTGTGTTCATTGCTTCTTGATATGCTTCAGGTTCTTCGTTGAATACTTTCAATCTTTCAGAATAAGGCATTTTTAAAATGTCTTTTCTAGTATATGAACCATCATTTTTTCCATGATCTAACTGCCCATTACCAACTCTTTGATAACCGTCTCCATTATCATTTGAAGCATTTTCAAACATATTTGGAAACTGTGTCTTTAATGCTGACACTGTGTTTTCCCAACCTTTGATATTTTCATTTTCATCAAGTTCTAAGCTTTCGCCCTTTTCTTTCAATTTTTCATTTAATTTATAAGTTAAATAATCAACATCAACTGCCTTTTCAGACATTAAAGCAACTTTTACTGCGCTCTTTAATTTTGCTTCATCTAACTGTTTCTTCAGATTTTCAACAGCCGTTTCATATTCACCGATTTTAGTTTGCATTGCTTTATCATTTTTGCCTGTTTTTTTGAGGTCTTCGATAAGATTATTAGCATTTAATAATTCTGTCCCTCTTGAATCAAATTCTTTTTGTAGTGCATCATATTTACCTTTTCCAACGTACTCACCGTTTGCAAGATTCCCAATTTTGACTTGTTTATCTTTGTTGGCTTCATTACCGTTATATTCATTAATTGCTTTGAAAACCTGTTCAAAAAGTGTTTCACCTAAAATCTCTTTTAAAAAATCCATATCATAACTCCTATTACTTACTATGTTTTTATATCTGGTGTCTGCCAGTGTAAGTCCGCCTTTTTAACATCATGCTGGATGAATTTTATAAACCTTTTAAATGCCATGTTCAGGGCAAAATAAAAAGAGCCTACGTCTAGCCTCTGTTTCTATTTCTGTTTAATACATTGTTTTTATTCTTGTATTGCGGTGGATCATGAGAAAGTTCTACTGTTTCATAGAACTCATGACCGCATATCATGCACTCATAATGCGTTTTTCTGATTGCACAGCCTCTGTTTTTATCGAAGTATCTTCTTGATTCTACTTCAAAATAACAATGCCTGTGTGGTCGCAGTCCTTCAGACATTAAATACCTCCTTTCAGGGTAAAATAAAAACGGCTCTGGGGAACCGTTTAAATATCTTTTTTACCTTCTTTTGCTTTTTTCATTTGTTCAATGAGTGTTTTTCGATAAATAGAATCTTCACGAAGAAGCAAATTCACTCTGTCTTTATACCTTCTATTGAATTCCTTTTTGTAATAGCCTATTCCTGTTAAAGGATCTGTAATGAAATCTTTACTTACTGACTCATTTTCTTTTAAAATGCCATATTTATGAAACTGGTCATCTATAAACTTTTCCGTGTCTCGCCTCATTTCTTCGGTCATTTCAAATTCTCCGGTTATCGTTCCTTTTAAAATGCCTTTTTCAAGTTCTTCATTCATAGATATCACCTTTCTTTTTCTGACAAAATAATATAATATTTGCCGTCAATCTCTTTTACATTCAGTATATCAAATTCTACATCCGTTGAATATAAAACTTCTTTTTCTTTAAAGTTAAAAAGTGATATATCTTTTGCATGTTTTACATTCTTGAAAAAAATCTGTACCTGTGCCTCCGGATTATAAATGCCTACTCTAGTTGTAGAAACAAAAGACTTTATAGTGATAGTTTTATTCTCTTTATAATCTTTAATAAAATCTTCTAATTCCTTATTCGTATAAAAAATAATTGAGCGCGTTACCTCTTTTGTATAATCAGGAATTTTATTTAATGCACTTCTTAAATCAGATACTATTTTTTTCTCGTTTTTCTGCATTTCCAAGTCATTTCTCAAACAATCATTTATTGTATATGCCAAAGAACTAACGTAAGCATTTATTGCGTATCGTTCATCAGTAGATAATCCATATTTATCACAAAATTCAGATTGTTCTTTCATAAAATCTTCAATTTTATAGTATTTCTGCCTAAATTCATCAAAGTCACTAGTTTTGTCTAAGCCATAATACTCAGCTCTTTCTTTCAGCGTCTTGAGTTCATCAGCATCTAAAGCCCACCTAGCACGTTGAAGGAGTGCACATCTGCAGTTTACATCCTGTGAAGCAATCCCAAAGCCTCCGGGATACATGACTTCCATATCATCTACCACAAAAGGCTCGTCTATTTCTGCAAGCTTCCCATCAAGAACTCTATGAAGTGGTCTAGTTCTTCCGTCAAGTGTAGCATCCCACTGCTTGACTACTTCACAGCCTTTAGCCTTTGCTGCATGCTGTGCGTCATTGGCACTAAGAACCTGGATTCTATGTCCTTCTGTTCTAGCAATCCTCATTGCCTTATTAAAACCAGTATTAGACGCTCCATCTATGTTTCTAGCAATATGCGCATATGATGAAGATGTGGCTATGCCCCTTGAGATATGCTTTGCAATCTGCTTTTTGAGGACCCCAACATCAATACCCATTCTAGTATACAGTGGTACACTCAATTTAGTATTTAATGTCATAGCCCTTGTGACTTGCTTCTCATTGATAGGAGTAATTAGCGGTATGCCTTGGCCTTGAATATCGTACATAGTTCCGATATATCCTGTGTAATAGGAATCTGTTAGATATCTTGTAATACTGTCATAAGAATCAGCGTTTAAATTCCCAATCAGTTCATCTAACTGCTTTTTGAGATTTTCTTGAAATTTCTTCTGATATATCTGAGATTGAAGCAATGATTTCTGCTTATCATCTAATTCATCAAATACAGAAAGGAGTAAATCAATCTTACCGTTTGAAATCCTTATCTTCTGCTCTACTTCTTTAGCTGCATCTTCATATATCTTTTTTAATTCCTTCAGAAGCTTCTTCTCTTCTCGCAGTTTGGCTTTTTCAACTTCTAGCTGTCGCTTATTCATCTGGCACCGTCTTGTTTAACGTATCGGTCACATCATCTACTTGCTCGTACGCTTCTTTTGGCTTTGGGAGTTTATCTTTGATTTCTTCATAATCAATGTCCAAATAAGCACATATTTCTTTAATAATTGTTTCACTAGGAAGATAGTCAAAAAGAGTGATCATGATGTTAATAAAAGTCTCCTTAGCTTGTGCTTCAATCAATTTAGTTTGTGCTAGTTCCTGCTCATTAGACATGATTTTATGAATGAACTTAAAGTATACCTGTTTAGATTGATAATCTGTCCCTTCACGTTCATTGATATCTTTTAAAACTGCCTTGAGGATTTTTCGCATAAACTGCTTTAATTTAATTTCTAACTTAGAACATTTTAAATCTAGCAATGAATAAAGAGCCTTAATTGCTATATTCGTGGTTGCATTCGTGTCTTTTAATCCAGACGAGTTCAGCCCCATACCAAACCTATAGATATTCTTTTCATCAAGATCCAATTTTGCCTGTCTTGCTTGGAAAGGAATATCAATGGTCTTGATTTCAACGTTTCCACCCTCACCAACACCAATCATTTTTTTAGTTTTTATATTCTGCTGCAGTTCTTCCAGGTTATCCCCTTCAAAACCACTGACAGCATATAAAGGATGGTCGAAATCAATTAAATTGTTAGAAAGGCTGGATGCCATCAAATCATAATCATCTATCAAGTCTTTAATGATATAAAGACCGCTTCTTTGGTCTTCATTATTATCTAACCTGAAGAATGGAATGTATCCAAAACTTTTTCCATAGATATTGTTATCACTCTTCTTTTTATAGAGTGCGTGGTATCTTGGATTGATAGACTCTCCAGGATCTAAAATGATTTTTCCATCATCTTCCTGAACGTAATACGTTACATCATTAGCACTCCATACTTGAATTTTCTTTATTTTCTTATCTTCTTTAACAATCTTATCAATGTACCAATAGATAACATATGAACATCCGTCATCTGTATCTTTATCTCTTACTTCTACAACTCCCAACGAATCAGCACACATGAAAGATAATTCATCATCTTCGTTCCTGTATGCGTACATGTATTCGAATCCTTTTGAAACACATCCTGTCAGAAGCTTGTGTATTTCAGCAATGAAATTCTCGTTATAGTTGAAATAATCATCTAATTTATTCTGGAGTTCGGGGTCATCAGATTTAACAAAGCCCTCGTCATTAGATAGCATATACTGTACTTCTTGATCTACTAATTCATGAAAGAATGTATGCGCTATTTTTGTGTTGCTTCTAGTGGTATCCTCGACAAGGTTTCCATCTGAATCATAATAGAACATTCTGTAATGTTTAATATCATGATTTGCTTTATAGTAATCTCTTCCTTTTCTTGCATACCTTTTAATCTTTGAACCCTTGTCCAAATTTATAAAAAAATTAATTTCTTCAGTTGTCAGCATGCACTCACCTCTTTCTTTAGATTAGCCAATCTGGTTTAGTGATATATCTTTCTAATGCATATCGCATTGCATCCATCAGATGGTTAAAGTCATCAATAGGAACATTTAAACGTGTTCCAAATTTATCAGTATCCCACGTGTAATTGGATATTTCAGTTATGAAATTCACACAGCGAGGATGAATAATGATTTCTAAATCCTGTATCCATTGAATGCCGTTATTGATACTGTCTTTTCCTTTCTTGGCGCCTTCAATACGTTTTAAGCCATACCCTTTCAATTCTGCTATAGACTTAGGCTCTGCAGAGTCTGCAGTTATCTTTTCTTTTCTGTATCCTAAATCTATTATCCTGTCGGCTATTGCTCTGTTTGTGAGGCCTTTTTCATAGAATTCATCATATACATATAACTTCTTATTTTCTAAGTCTAAAAAAGCCAAGAAAAAAGCCGTTGGGTCATTTGTGTAACCAAAGTCTAACCCTACAGCCATTTTCAATTTATCTTTAATTATTCCAACCTTGCCATCGCGTGCCTCTCTTGCAGTGATCATAGTAAAATCTTCTTCTCTCCAATTCTCATAAATAAGACCTTCAACAATACCCCAATTCCCTAATCCTGCCACTTGATAACGACGAGGATTGTTAACTTTCATTCTTTCAAATAAACGTTTATCAGAAGCATCAAGCCACTCGTTGCATAAATAATTAGTAGTCAATGCTAGTATGTCGTCATCTTTAGTATCAAAAAACCTTTTCTTTAGCCAATGACGCTCATTCCATGGGTTAAAAGTAATTGTTATCTGCTTAAAAAGCGGTGCTGGAGTTGCACCTCTTATTGATTCGTCCAAAGTGTCGAAATCGGTCTCTTTCATTACTTCGTACGCTTCTTCAATCCACATCCAGCATAAATAACCTCTATCAACCGCAATAGATGTAATCTTAAAAGCATCGTCAAGACCACGAAAATAGATTTTTTGTCCTGTAGGCATGTACGTAGCCTCTAGAGGAGATAAAGTAAAATTCCAATACTTATCAACTCCAAGCCTGTGACAGGCCCATTTTAAGTCCGCATAGCAAGAATCTTTTAATGTTCTTCCTACTTTTCTAATCACTAATAGATTGGAATCAGGATATTTCATCAAGTTATATATGTACCATAAAGCAGTGGTTTTTGATTTCTTAGAACCTCGTGACCCTTTGCAGACTCTATATCTGCCTTTATAATGCCAAAAATCCTTGTACCCTTTTCCGATTATGTCAGGAAGATATAAGCCATTTAATTCATTATTCAAGGTCATCCTCTCCATAGAAAACGACAGGAACGCTCATTTCAACATTCATGTTATTGTCCGGCTTTTGTCCGATGGTATCACGTACATATTCGGCAGCTCGAACATCTCCTTTAGCAGCTTTATTTAGCATAGATATGGCAATAGCCTCTTGCATAGTGATGTTTTTTCCTTTGATTGCTGCAATGCTCTTAATACGTTCAATATCGGCTTTCTTTCCATTTCTAAGAGGCATAGACAATAATTGTTCAAGGGTTTCTTTAATGGCTCTCTTTTCTCTTTTCGCTTTACCTGATGCTATTCCGCCTTTTCGGCCGTTCTCTCTTCTTTCTTCTGGTGTCATGTTTGCGAACTCATTTTTTGCCATTACTATCACCCCCTCTCATTAAACGTTACATTGCACTCCAATATAACCTATGTCTATTTACACCTTTTTTACTGCTTCTTACACTCATGCTTTCATTGAATTCTTTACGCTTTTTTCGATAGTCAGCATTCATTTTGTCGATAGCTTTATCAGATAGAACAGAAGCTTTACCTTTTCCAATTTTATTTACACGTTTGATAACGGCATCGACGCTTCCGACCTTATCATATAATACCTGTGCAGGGTCTTTAGAGACCACACCTTTTAACATATTATGAATACCATCCGCTTCTACAGCCGGCAGAACTTTTCCGTTAATAACCTTATAGTGGCTTGTTCTTCCATTTTGGTCAGTAACGCTAAAACCATTGTATTTAGCGTTAGAAGCTCTTTTTGCTCTTTTTCCGCCTCTTGAACCTTTTGCCATATTATTTTCCCCACCTTCCTTGTGAAAACGTTTCTATGTATTCCACATCATCATCTTTTAATTCGTCCATATATTTGCCATAAACAAGTATTTTACTAGGATGCAGCTTATCAATCATGTTTTTATATTCATGTTCAATAAAGTACTTTCTAGCCTCTTTGTCTTTTGTCCACATGTTGCTAATTAGCACAATGCTATTCTTAGGAATGCCGTCCAGATAGAACTCCATGCTTCTTGGGTCTGTACTTGCTCTTACTGTCGGAATAACTGTTATACCTTGTGATTGCAAAAATGCACCAACCCAGGCTTTTCTATAGATGTTGAAAATCTGTGTAGCAAGTGGCATATCCCCATAAGGCGAGAAGTCAGGAGTTGCGACACAGACATACTGTCTTAACTTTTCAACATACTGCTGTGGATTATTCCAAATTCTTTCAAATTGATAGTCATCAATGAAGAAGTGAACTGCCTTGCCTGTTGGATCATTGTCAGATAATACATAATTGAATCCTATCCATTCGGAAATTGGTGGCAGTTCTGTAACAGGCTCCAGCTTAGGAATGTCATACTTTCCTTCGCCATCAAACTGCCCATACTCTAGATTAACTATGTTTTCAACTCTTCTTTGCGTTTCCTGTTGATTTTCTTCATGCTCATAGTCTTCATAATCTTCATATTCTTCAAAATCAATTGACTCAAACCCAAATGAATCCATGTCTGTATTGATAATGTCATCAAGTTCACCGCTTAGGATTTCAAAATCCCATTCAGCTTTCTCTGATACCTTGTTATCTGCTAGTCTAAAAGCCTTAATCTGCTCGTCTGAGAGGTCATCGGCTACTATGCATGGAACTGTCTCAAGTCCTAGCTTTAGCGCTGCTTTAAACCTTGTATGACCGCATACGATGATATTATTCTTATCAACAACTATAGGAACTTTAAAGCCAAACTCCTTGATGCTGTTCATCACCATGGGAACGGCTTCATCATTCTTTCTAGGATTGCGACTATAAGGAATTAGATCAGCAATAGGCTTCTGCGTTATCTTAATAGGCTTCTGTGTTATCTTGATGTCATTCATCTGTTATTCTCCTTAATGATTCTTAATGTGAAAAAGGACCAAACTGTTTAGTCCGGCCCTCTTATATATATTTCTGTCTAATACCATACTAGCACCTTTTTAAGTGCTGTGCGCTTCTGATTAATGCAGATTAATACAGTTTAATAAGAATTAATCAAGAATAATTGAAAGTTCTTTAATCGCATCACGCAGATAAGCAAATACAGATGTATTAGAACATTCCATGATATCAGCAATGTCATATATCTCTAAGCATTCTATGTATCGATAGAACAACACATCTCTTAGAGTCATATCTTCTATGCTTTCAACTGATGCTCTTATACTGCTCATTTCTTTAAGATACTTATCTTTCATCATGATGTAATCGTTATTTGTTTTTGGCTCTGCGTATGATCCTACTGAAGAATCATCATAAGGTATTGATTTTACATTAATTAGCTTGTTATCAATATATTCTATTCTATGCATCATGTTCTTGTAGTTTTTCAAATACTGTTTAGTTTCTTCTGTAGTCATTCATACACCTCCGAGAATTATGCAGTCATCAAAATCCAAATAAGCACTGCTGCTATCATTATAATCCAAATCATCATATCCAATCTCCTTTAACCAGACATCATAATCATCCAAAGAATGATCATGAACGTAATGAACACAAATATCATCTTATAAACTCCTTCTTAATCAACCAATAGCATGATTGCGTGTCCTCTTGGCGAATCATTTACTTCAATATGAGTTACTAACATATCTCCAAAATGGTTATCCATGAATGTTTCACTATGAGTGATTTCCCATTTTGTTCCTTGTATACAAAAATTCCAACTTTTACATCTAATGTCAAAGAGTTCATCTTCATCGACTCTTGCTAACACTTCATTTACTCTCATTTCTTAAAAATCCCCTTTCCTTCAGTTCAGCAATAGTCATTTTTCTTAGAAGAGGTTCGTTGTTAATTCTGTTAAAATCTTCAAGAAGTTCACTGTATTTTTTGTTAAGTTCTCTATTTTCTTTCTTTAACTTTGCCCATTCATAAGAAAGTTTGTCATGCCCTTCATAAAGATCATCATATTCTTCTTGCAGCTTCTCTTTTTCAAGTTGCATTTGTGCAATGTAAATTTTGGTTGCACATTCGACAATCGTACTTTTCAATCCGTCATAATCAAGGCCGTGAATGAATTTGTTATATGCTGAATCTGATACCATATCTAATATTTCTTTATAAATCACTCTCAACCACCTCACATTTATCTAAAACATCTTGAATTGATGTAGGTTCTGAGTTTTCCCATTTGATAAATTGAAATAAATCTTCAAATTTTCCTAAGTACACGTCCTCACTTTCAGAACACCAACAATATTTTGATGTTCTTGGCTTTCTTGGTTTAGCTGTGTAAATGAATAAAGAACCACTGAAATTTTTGACAATGTATTTATAGCCTTTTTTTTCTAACCATTTCAGAATCTCATATTCAAATCTTGTTAACTTAATAGGCTCTTTGTATTCTGATAAGAGCCATTTTGTTGTATTACAACAACAACTGCATTCTTCAAAAGACTCAAATAAACATTCTGAGCATTCGATTTCGCGACACGGTTTAATTTCATAATTACGTTTGTCTATTGAAAAATCATGGCCGTCGCTTGCGACTTCTAAAATTCTGTCTTTATATTTTTCTGCGTTTAACATTTTCTTTTACCTCACTCTTTTGTGCTTTTGCGTTTGCTATTAGCGAAAGATAGAATTCCACAATACCTTTATTAAGATTTGGTGCGTTTCTATGAATGCACTTGTTATAAAATGCTTGCACGCCATATCCTATTGCAGCTCTTTCCCAAAAATCATAGCCACCAACAATAATAGCGTTTGTGATTGCTAGGTTTAACGCTTCCTTATATAACTCAAGATAATGATTTTGACATTCTAAAACAGTATATCTACGTTTGATTAATGCATTTTCTTCTTTTAAATATTTTATCTTGCTTTCTAATTCGTTCACAAACTCGCCCGAATATGTAATTTCTTTTAAATTCTTTTTGTCCATATAATCATTCCCTATGTTCTAAAAATTCAATAGATATAATATTACTTGCTGTAATACCAATATCATCAATTCTGCCGCTGTGTTGT